CATCGCTGGCAGCCGCGCCGAACCCGGCCACAAACTCAATTTTGATCGCATCGCTGCGCTGTTGCGCGACGGGCCAAGCAAACCCGGCCTTGGGCGTAATTGTCTTGGACATAGGCCGGCCAAAAATATTGTAATTCGCCAGATCGTCCGTCTGCAAATCGCCGTTTGTGTCATAATATTTTACCGCCGAAACAGACTGCACCGGACCGAGCGGTAACGCTACCTCATAGGACGGCGTGGCGGACAGCCACAGAGCCCATGTCTGGGAGATCATGGGTTGCCCTAGCACGCCCTTGGCATCGACCGTAACAACGCCGACGTCGATCAGCCTGTTGATGTAAGCGTCATCGTCGTCGTGCTCTATTCGCAACTGGGCCTTGGCCTCGGCCAAAGTGATCGGCAGGGCGGCAGGGGCCGTCACAAGCTCAAGCTGGTGCAGGTCGCTCATCTAACGCGCGGCCTTGCGGGTCGCGGTCTTGCGGGCAGCGGTCTCAACAACAGGTTCATCCACCGGCTCAGCCTGACCGCTTTCGATCAGGCGGATGCTGTAGGCGTCGTCTACCTCAATCACGTCGCCGCGATTGTGAGAAAAGCCGATGCCGGCAATAGATGTCAGGAGTGTCACGCGCATATCTTGCTCTCCGAAAGGAGGTCGGGTGAGGGCCGAAGCCCCCACCCAGTTAGCCCCAACGTCTACGCTGTGATCAAATGCTTGATCGCGGCGGTGTTTACTAGGACGCCGTCAAAGCGGACAAAGCCCAGCAGCCCGAAATCAGGTGCGAACCGTTCGCGGGCCACGTACAGAGACGGGCCGCCAACTTTGCGAACGTAGAACTTGGACATGTCGCCGAAGAGCATGACCTTCTTCGCCGTTGCCAAGCTATCCATCGCTTGGTTGACTACTACCGGATAGCCAAGAATGGACTGCGGAACGCCCGCTTGGTAGTTGCCCATCTGCCAGAGATAGTTGCCGTCGCCGTCCTTGAGTTTTCGGACAGCCGCCAAAGTGCTATCATTCATCATGATAGCCGAATTCGGGCTGCTACGGTATGCCGGGTCCACTGAGTGGATCAGGTCGATAATCTCATCAGCGGTGATGGCGGCAGTGCCTGCGGCGGTCTTGCCAAGGGCGCTGTTGGTAACGATGCCTTCAACGTCCGACGAGCCGGAACCCGTGGTCAATTTGCTGTTTGCAATTCGACCCAGGCGCGATCCGAGCAGTTCGCCCAACAGCGACTCCATGTTAAAGATGGAATCCGCGTTAAGTTCGGCAGACCAGCGCACCCACTCGGAGTCGAAAGCATATGCCGACAAAACCTTCTGCGCGAACACGACATCTTTGCCGCCGTCGTCAGTAACCGTGCCGCCCTCAGTGTGGGCTTCGGCAGTGGACGCCGTATCGTCAACCGTCGGGATGTTAAAGGTCCGGCCATCGGTGGAGTTGATGACAGTAAACAGGCTGGAGTCATACATCGGGCCGGTGGCGATCATCGCCTGCTCGATGAAGGCAGCCAACTCAACTGGGACAGTGAAGCCGCCTGCGGTGGTCGTGCCGGCAGTCTGGACACGCTGCTCTTGCAGGACCGCGCGAACCTCTGGGGAGACGTAAGCCTCGCCGCCAGCCGCGATCAACTCGGAGAAGGCATGACGGTAGGTTATCTCAACGCCAGTGTCGGTCGCTGGTGCAGTGCGGCCCTCGACGGCTGGGCGTTTGCTCAGGTCGGGCGCTTCCAAAGCCGCAAGCGCCTTTGCGGAGCGCTCTTCGCGTTCAACACGGGAGCCGATCTTGTCGTGCTCCGTCATCATGGCGTCGAATTCGCGCTCGATTTCGGCGGCGCGGTCTTCTGAAACATCGCTAATTTCAGCGATCTTGTCACGGGCTTGCATGGCTAGGGTCGCCATCTGCTCCCGCAGGGTTTTTGTATCGGCCATTTTGGGGCCTCCATCAAAGGGACTTGGCGTCTCACGACGCTAATCCAGGCCTTGCCCAAGGGCCGGGGAAGGGCATAAAGAGCGAGAGCGCCCTTATTCGATCAGGCGATTTCTCATCCGCATACGGCGGACTGAGAGCGCCCGTTGTCGGTGTCCTTGCTCTGCCCGGAACGCGTCCAGGCTCCGCAAGCCAATTTCTGTGCCGGCATAGGCCGGCGTTGTGACGATGCTCACGTCGTGCAGGCTAACATCCTCAATAGTTCTCTTTGGCATGTCGCCGCTGTCGTCCCAACTCTGGCGCACCGGGACGAAGGCGAAGGACATCTTGTCCAGGTCGCCGCGCTGCATCTTGGGAATAATCGCGCGGACGTCGGGATCGGAACCATCTAGCTCCGTCTCGATATATAGGCCGCGCTCGTCCTCAGACAAAGTCAGGGTGCCGGAACGCGTGCGGGCTAGGGGGAGGCCCGCATGATTAACCAGAAACACAACATCATCGCCGCGCTCAAGCGCAGAACGAAAAGCGCCAGCGGCAATGACCTCGGTAAACGATGAGCCGATGCGGGTCTCTTCGCCAAAGACGGCGGCATAGCCGGACACTTTGACCCCGTCGCCCTCTGCTCGGATTTCGACCTTGGCATCAAACGCGCGAATTTCAGGCTTCATCGGATAGGGTACCCTGCGAGTTGATGGGCACCGTAGCGCCCTGAATCATAAGTTGGTCGCCGTCAGGCAGCGGCAGCATGTCTTCCAGCGCCCGCACCTCGTTAGGCGTGCGGATGCCGTTTTGGATGCTGGTTGCGTGCGCCTCCATGCGGGTTTTGAAATCCCCGCGAAGCAAGCTGTCCACGTTGTAGCGAATGTGGACATCCGACGACCGACCAAACAACTTGAGGTTCATCTCGGCCTCGGCCTGCTCAATCCACCGGCGCAGCGTGTGCTTCACAAAATGAAGGTCTTGCTGCTCGGTGTTGCTGTAGGTGCCGTGGCTCAAATCCTGCAAAAAGATAGGAGGCAGCGAATAGATGCGGGCAATCTGCTCAATGCAAAACTGCTGGAGCGGAAGGAGTTGCATCTGGTCGGGTGAGAACCC